TGCTAGTACTATATATTAAGAAGACTTTGAAACCCATATTAGAATCTTATTTGGAAGAACCTAATGACCCACTCACCTGGAAAAAATTATATTACCATATAAAACCATTTTTTGATAGGTTAGAATCTCCATCCTATAGAGCCATATATAAGTATGAGTATTATGGTGACCAGGATGCTAATACCATTGATGATGTACAGGTAAATAATGCTATAGATGTTCAAAATGGTAAATATAAGGTTAATGTTAAAATATGGCCCATACCTTCATTACAGGAATTAACATTTAATCTAATGTTAGTCCAAGGAGAAGGGGTTTATATAGAATAAATTAATTAAATAATAATATTATGGCAAAATTTGCTAACCCACGAAAAAAGTTTAACTTTTCTATACAGATTAGTCCTGACCCGATTAACCCTTTCCTATTTCAAAAAGTATCATTACCGGATGCAGAAATAGAGGAAGTATCTCATGGAGATACTAACCATGACATAAAAACAGCTGGTAGGGTTTCTTATGGTAAGTTAGTATGTGAAAAACTTATGCCCTCTGATCAATCAGATAATTACTTATGGGCTTGGTTTGACACATGTCAAAGTTCAGTAATTGGGGGTGGAGCTCCACCCTCTATCTATAAAAAAGTTGTAACAGTAGTAGAAATGGCAGAAGATGGTGCTACAGTACTAAATACCTGGATAGCAGAGGGAGTTTGGCCATCTTCTTTACCAGGGCATGAACTAGATAGAAATTCTTCAGATAATACTATTGATAATGTCGAATTTTCATTGGATAAGTTGACAAAAGTATAATTACTTTGTTTTTGGGTTTAGCCATTCTTACAAGGGTACTAACTATAAGTTGTACCCTTTTTGGTAGCCCTTCTAGCCTTTTTAAGTACTATTAAGAATAAAAGAATTATGAAATACGATTTAGAAAAACTTAGAGAAATTTATGGTAACGTTAAGGAGTTAGTAGTACCATCTGGCTTCAAGGTAGTTTTAAGAGAACAAAATGGAGAAGACGATTCTATTTTATCAAATGCTTTAGGAGTAAAAGAGGGTACAGCTACAGATAGTTTTATAAGTGGTATAGTAGTTGCAACAGATTATACAGATAATGGTAAATTATCATCTGATGTAGCAGCTACTATGAAGTTATGTGATAAGTACTTTATCATGATAGCATCAAGAATATTCTCATTAGGTCAAACCTTTAATTTTACATATCCTTGGGAAGGTAAGGATGGTATAGAGGAAGAGGTAGAATATGAAGAAGATCTAGGGTTATACATATGGGATTATTCTAAACCATTCCCTAAAGAGGGAGATCCAGATTTTTACAAGTATAGAATAAAGCCCCATACCCATGGTAAAGATAGTACCAGGGAAATAACTTTAAGCTCAGGTAAAAAAGTAAGATACCATTTTATTGATTCTATAGGGGAGAATTACCAAATGAACCAATCTGAAGATAATACAAGTATTAATTCAGAACTATTAGCTAGAAGGATAGAATTAAATGTTAATAATAGGTGGGTAGAAGTAGAAAACTTTAAAAACTTTAGTTCTAAGGATATGTCAGAAATAAGGTATGATGTTGAAAATAATGATAACCTATTAAATCTATTTTCAGATATCCAACATCCTAAAGATAAAAGAATTGTGAAATTCCCCATATTAAGTTCTTCTGATTTTTTCTTTCCTCGGGTGATTTAGAAAGAGAGTTTTTTGTAATTTGTCAACATCGTTTAAATATGACGTTTGACTATTTTCTAAATCTCCCGTATAAAAGAAGAAAAAAGTTTTTAGATCTTTGCTTAGAATTTGATTCTGAATTAGAAGAAAAAACTAAATCATAAACTTATAAGATATGTTAGGAGGCTCAACCTTAGGAATAGGGTTAACAATGTACCTAAAGGACCAGTTTTCTGGTCCTGCTGGTAAGATAAGGGGAAGTGCTACTCAGCTGCAAGCACAGATAATGCTAATGCAGCAAGAACAGCTGAGGTATCAACGTAACCTTTATGCTGGATTAGCTATAGGGGGAGCTATGGCTTTAAGGGGTATGGGTAGAATGGTAAAAAGAGCCTCAGAGTTTAGTTATGAGATGCAATTTGTTAAAGCTGTTACCCAAGCTACTATACAAGAACAGTTAAGACTAACTAATATTTCTAAGAGATTAGGTAGAGAGACTATGTTTTACCCTCAAGATATAGCTGAGGGTATGAGGTTTATGGCAATGGCTGGTATGTCAGCTAAAGAGGTAGAGAAAAATATACAGGGAGCTGTAACTTTAGCTGGTTCTACTAAATCTCAGTTAGGTGGTAAAGGGGGGGCAGCAGATATCATGACTAATGTTATGAAACAGTTTAAGGTGGGGTTTGAATATACCAATGATGTTGCTAATATATTATCCTATGCAGTTACTAAAGCCAATACTAACCTATTTGATTTAGGTGAAGCTTTAAAATATGCCGGTTCTACATCTATGGATTTAAACATATCATTACCAGAAACAACTGCTATGGTAATGGCATTAGGTAATGCTGGTATGCAAGGTTCTATGGCTGGTGTGGCTATGGAGAACTCTATGAGATATTTATCAAGAGCTTTTTCATCATTTGGTTCTGGGCCTAGTAAAGCTGCTCTAGCTGAATTAGGCTTAACCATTAAAGATGTGACAGACCAATCTGGTAACCTATTGTCAATGACCCAAGTTATGAAAGCAGTTGGTAAATCAGTAGATAAAACTTTTGGGTCTGGTATGAATATAGAAAAGCAAGCTATATTACAATCAGTATTTGGGGTTAGGGGGAAAAGAGCTGCCTCCTTGTTCTTAAGGAATTTAAAAGAGTTCGAGACATTTACAAGCGATATATCTAATGTTAGTGTTAATTATGCTGGTAATGTGATGAATAGTATGATGTCTACTATAAGGGGTAGTTTCTTTAAATTGGGTTCTGCTTGGGAATCTATGTGGATATCATTTACAACAAAGAATGGCCCTTTAATTATATCTATATCAAAAGTATTAACTAAAGTATTAGGGGGATTAGAAAGGCTATTTGATACTCCAGTAATAGGTGGTTTTGTTTCTACTGCTATTGCTGGTTTTGTTACTTTAAAAACAGTGTCATTTGCATATAGGAGTGTAGTTGCTGGTTTAAAATTATTACACTTACAATCAGGTAACTCAGCTATTTCAATGGCTAATGCTACTACAGGTGCATATAATAGAATGACTGCTGCTTCTATGAAATATGCTGCTGCTAGTAGGATGACTTCATCATATTCTGCTGCTGGTTCTGGGGGTATGTTTGGTTATAATAAAAGATTATTTAGAGGTACTGGGGGTTATTTTGTGAGAACTCCTATGGGGGGGTATCAGACTTTTAAATCTACCTCTGCAGCAGCAAAAGCGGCACGAGCTACTGGAGCTGCAAGAATGGCTACTAAGGGGGCAGCTTCTAGATTTGGTTTTGGTATGGCTAAAATGGCTGCAGGTACTGGAGCTAGGGCTGTAGCAGGGGGTATTTTAGGTAGATTGGTAGGTTTCTTAGGGGGGCCAGTTGGAATGGCATTATCTTTTGTATTACCAGGTTTAATTGGGGGTGTTATAGATGTTATAGGTAGGAATAAAAGGTCTACAGAAGAAAATACTAAAAGGTTAGAAGAAAATAATAGGATGAAAGTAAGGCAGGAATCATCCTATGGTAGAATGGGCCATATGATAGATTTTTTAGATATAAAAAGACCAGAACTTAGTATAATAGGGTCTACTGCTACAGATATGGTAAAGTCTGATATTAACAGAAGTTTATTGGATGACTTATCCAGGAAATTAGCTCAAACCCTTAAATCAGATGAAAGGAAACAAGAAATTAATATATACCTTGATGGAGAACCAGTAGTACAAAGGGTATTAGAAAAAAGCATATCGGATTCATTAAATATATTCCAATAATGGCTGTAATAAAAAATGATTTAATAACCGGTTATCATACTCTTACTTTAAATAAACCAGCTACTAAGGCATTACAATGGTCATTAGAAGCAAGAAGAGCTACGATATTATTTAGGAGAGTTAAGAATATAGGTACATCTCCAGATGTTAAAATAGTGGGCAGTTATTCACCCGATACTAGGGACCATTCAGAAATAACGCCATATAGAGAATACCTTAAAGAACAAAAGTCTAAACC